TAATGTTACCTTATTACTACCATTATCACTATCTTCAAAGAACTCTACAAATCCTGCTGATGTTGCACCATTCTTTAATTGTATACCTGCATTTGCTATTGGTGTTGTTAATGTAGGTGTAGTTAAAGTTTTATTTGTTAATGTTTTTGTTGTAGCAGAAAAGTATGTATCTAAATCTGTAACAGCAACTTGCTTCATAGTTCCTGCATCATTATAGACAACTCTATCAGCATCTGCTACTGTAGTTGATGTAGCACTTGTGTCACCATCTACTATATTTAACTCTGTGGCTGTTGAATCAACGGCAGCAAGTTTAGTAAAATCAGCTTGTACTAAACCTGACACACCATCAAGTAAATTTAATTCTGCTGCAGTTGATGTTACATTTGTGCCACCAATATCTAATGTAGTTACAGATATTTCACCTGCAACTGTAACAATACCGTCTGCTAATGTTAATAAATCTGTGTCATCTGTATGACCTATTGTAGCACCATTAATATTTACATTATCAATTACTGCTTGTGTTATAGCACTATTTGTACCAAGTGTTGCACCATCTATGCTACCACCATCTATGTTAGCAGTGTCTGCTACAAGTGCATCTGTTGTAACAGTGCCATCAAAAAAGGCATCTTTAAACTCTACAGAACTTGTTCCTAAATCAATATCATTATCTGTAGATGGAACGATTGCACCATTAGTAAAAGTTACTTGATTATCACCACCTGCAGATATAGTAATTACATCTGAACCACTAAATGTTATTGCTGTATTTGTATCACCATCTCCTGTAATACTATCTAACTGTATATCTCCTGCATTAGTAAAATTAGAATCACTTAAATCAAATGTACCTGTTACATCTAAATTACCATCAACTGTTACATTACCTGCAAAAGTTGCATTAGCACCACTACCTGTAAGCATGGTAGTTGAACCTGATTTAACAATAAGATTGCCACTAGAATTTGTAAAAGATGCGTATTGTGTGCCATCATCTTTAAGAACTACATCTGCACCACCTGCATCTAAAGTAATATCTGCTACTGCATCTACTGTAAGATTGTTTGCAGAGATAGTCATATCTGTGCCATCTCCTTCAATCTTTTCACTGTCACCACCAAATACAACACCAACATTGTTTGGTATATGTACATCAGAAGTTGCTGTTAAGTTTATTTTAGCACCTGATGTAATAGTTAAATCTGTGCTATCTCCTTCAATCTTTTCACCACTACCAAATGTAATACCTACATCTGCAGGAACTACAATATCTGCTGTAGCAGTTAAATTAATATTATTACCTGTTATAGTAAGGTCTGTACCATCACCCTCTATTTTTTCTCCATCGTCACCAAATGTCATACCTATATTTGCAGGTATATTAATATCACCACCTGACCCAACAGTTATACTTAAGTCAGTACCATCTGATTCTATTTTTTCTGCTGTAGCAAATGTTAGTCCTACACCTGATGGAATGTTTACATCTGCAACTGCTGTAAGATTTATATTATTACCTGAAACAGTTAAGTCAGTTCCGTCACCTTCTATTTTTTCTGCATCATCACCAAAAGTTAAACCGACATTAGCAGGTATATTAATATCCGTTGTTGCTGTTAAATTAATGTCATTTCCTGATGCTATTGTTAAATCTGTAGCATCACCACTTATATGTTCTCCACCTTCATCATTTAAATATAATTTTTTAGTGCTATCTATTACTATGTCATCTGAAAATTTAAAATGGTCTTCATCTTCCATCCAAGTAAGAACACCATCTGATGTATTACCATCAAATGTAATTGCTATATCTGTATCTGCTCCTGTACCAAATGTTAGTGTATTACCTAACAGTTTAGTTATAGGACCACCTTCGGCTGTCGTACCATCGTGAGTATGTCCTGTACTTGCAGCAAAAGCATTTACTAATTGGTCAAATTCATTATTAGTATCTGATGCTTGTATTACGTCACCGTCAGTATATGTGGACTGTCTTGTGAATGTTGCTCCCATTTACCTTCTTGCTCCTACTTGATATTCTAATCCAAATCCTTTTAACGAATATGGTGCAGTAGTTCCACTGTCATTAACTCTTAATGCTAACGCAAATCCTGAACCTTCTACAGATTGTCTAACTAATGGTTGTGTTGCACCACCATAAGTTGCTGTTCCATATGTTGCAGTTCCATAAACTGCTGCAACTTTCGTTGAATCAAAAGGATATGCATTTGGTCTTGCACCTTCTGCACTTTCATAATCATACCTTAAAAATAAATCGGCATTTATTGCTGCTTCAGGTGCATAGTTTAATATAACTCTTTGCATATGTTTACGTATGCCTGGGTCTCCAAATGTTAAATCAGGGCTTCTATATTTACCATTTATAGCAGTTCCATCAAAATCACTACCCTTTTCTTGTCTATAAACATACCCATCAAAACCACCATGAATTGCTATAACATCTCCTGATTCAACTATTGTATCTGTAGATGATGGTTTAACACCTTTTAATTTAGCAAATTCAAAATTTTGACCTTTTAAAACACATATAACACCTATAGTGTTTTCTTCTGTTAATCCAGTTTTATTAAAAAATAATCTATACTGTGTTTTATCAGGTATAACTATTGAGTTAAACAAATCAGCATTTTGAATATTATCATCAATTAAAGACTGTATACTTTTACTAATTGTGCCAATTTCAACGTCACCAATTCTTGCTGTACCTGCTACTGTACGTAATCCGTCAGGTCCTAAAAATATTAAATCTCCTGCAAATTCTTGTATTGTACTACCGTGTTTATCTATACATCCTATATTTCTAGTAACAGGAGTTATAGCAAAATTAGAACTACTTGTACCACTTAATTTAAATATTCTACTTTCACAAAAAATAAATAAGTTATCACGGAAAACTTTTAAACCTGTTATAGTATTATCAACTTTAATACTACCTGCACCACTGCCTGTTGCAAAATTATCTTCATCAAAAGGTACACTAAATACTATTTCTTGTGGTGTACTAGACATTCCTGCATAAAACATATGGTCTTTAAACACTGCAACAAATTTAGCACCTGTAACTGCTGTGCTTACTTCACCACTACCTGCCGATGTAATATCTGTAGCAGACATAGCAGAGTTAAAAAAAGTTGGATTATTATCTCCGTCAACAACAACTAATTTATCATTGCCATCAAAATTAAATCGTTCAAAGTTATATCTTGCTGCACTACTTCTGCCTGTATCTCTTTCAGTCCAACTTTCAGATACAACTGCATTAACAGCATGGTCTGCAGCACTTGTAGAACTTGTTGCTCTTGTTACACCTGTAAAAGTTGTTGATGTAACCCCTGTATAAGTAAATATTTCAGAATCTATTTGTAATGTGCCACTAGAACTAAAACCTGTTGTGCTATCCACTGTAATAGTTCCTGAACCTGTCATACCTGTTCCTGATACTATAGCTGTTGCAAGTTCAGTAGATGCAGAACTAAATATTTTTTGACCTCTAGCAGCAACTATTTTATCTGCAAAATTTACTACCATCAATACTTCTTCACTAGATGCAGATGTTTGAGGTACAATTTGTCTTACATATCTTTGAAAGCCATCTATTCTTCTATAACCACCATCAATATCAGGCTCAAAGTTTTCTAACTCTAATGCTTGACCCGGTTGCATATTAAATGTTGGTTGATTTAAAACTAAACCACCTTGACACGAAAAAGCAAAAGGTTGTGTTTGTGATTGATCAGGCATATTAAGTTATCCTTGAAGGTGTATCTACTCCTGTTAAATATCCTGATCTTGGTATATATGTTGAACGTATATAGTCAAATCTATTGACAAGTAGTGTTTGCATATTTTTAATACCTTGTTCAAACCTTTGCATATTTAATTGATACTGCGATGTTTCACCTCTATACTGATATACAAAAGCAGTAGCACCATCAGCTATAATAGGAGAAAATCTATCAGGTATTGTTGTAGTATCACCATGTGCTGTCATATCAGATGGAAAAGTAAAATAATCGTATTTAATTGTATAAGATTTAGTGGGAAAAGGATATAAGATATAGTTGTTATCAGGTGCTCTAATTATAAACTGTGGTATACCACCGTCTTCAAACTGTGCTACTTGAACACCACTGTCATGTGCTGAAGCAGTTGTGCTACTTGTTCCTCTTGTTACACCTGTAAATGTTGTTGAACTACCTATAGCTGTATATGTAACTTGTTCGTTACCTATAAATAATGTTCCTGAACTAGCAAAACCTGATGTACTAGCTACTGTAATTGTTGTTATAGAATCTGTATGAGATTGGCTAAGAGTAGTTGTGTCTATCTCATCTTCTTGTGTTATGTAAGCATTTACATAATCATTATAGTTTAGTATTCTTAATCTTCCACCACTTGTTCCTAAATCACTATCTTTAACTAATCTAAATGTATTATAATCTACTGTTTTAGCATCTGTAGGTATACTATATTTAACTGTACCTGCTGTTAAAGTTTGTGTTTTTATTGAGTGATTAAAAGGATATTGAAATTCTTTTTGATTTATATATCTTGTAGCTTCATTTACTGCATTCTTACATTGTGTTTGTATACCTCGTGAATTAGCAAAATCAGAAGATGTTAATTGCACTTCATTTAATCTTGCTATAACTCTGTTTGTATGTGTAAGAAATGTTTCAGCCATAAGATACTCGTGTTAAAAG